GAGACCATCCCAATATTAAATCCAATTCTTCTAAGGTTTTGTATCCATTGCTTAACTTCTGATAAATTAACTGGACCCTCTGCCCTTGGCTCCCACCAGGCTACGGCATCGACAACTACGACTGGAGCAATCTGCTGATAGTCTTTAATAATTTGAATGTTGACCCACTTATCTACGTGAGCGATTGCAACAGCACACTTGTCATGTTTCTGCGCAAGGTCAGCATGAACATAATAGATTTTGTCTGGGTCTGGCACGAAGGTGTCTTCAAACCTTCTGATAAAGTCTAGTGGGTTTCTAATGTTCATAGCAGATCGTACCTTTTCTACCTGCTTAAAGAATCTATCAGAAGAGAATGTTGGAACGCATGCAAAGCGTTGCATAGCATCACCCATATCTGTAAAGAATGCTAGCTTAAAATCATCAATCTTACGAGTAGGGTTGACCTCCCAGGTTGGTCTTTTTAGGGCAAAAACATTTGGATACTTATATGAAGAAATCTGATCCTCGTCCCACTCAATAGTCATAGAGTTTCCGTCAGAGTCTGTAGGCAAATCTGGATTTAATATAAAAGTGTGGGTCTTTGTAACAACTTCTTTTTCTGCAATTACAGCATCATACCTTGCAGAGATAAAGTCTCCAGGGTATCTTGGGAACGATAGAAGCGCTACCTTTCCAAGGTCTGGGAAACGAGAGTCTACTGATGCACGGAAGGCTTTATAGATGTTATCCGCTGTTTTACCCTGATCATTGCCAGTTCCAATTTCAGTAGCAAATCCAGAGATCTCGTCAAGTACTGCAAGAATAAGGTTAAGACCTTCATGTGACTCTCTCTCTGAGTGACCTGAGTATACTGTAATGGATTTATCAAACTCAATGGATTCTGCTTTTGCATAAAACTTTCCCGCAAACCAGGAAGATTTCTCAATCTTTGTCTTAAAGCCTTTAAAGAATACATTCTTCGCCTGTTGTGCGTTGATCGCAACGTTAATGATATCAATGGCATCACCACTAGGCTTACCAAAATACCGTGCAGGATCTTTAAGGCAAAGAAGCTTGTACACAATATAGGCACAAGCAACCGTGGATGTGAAGTCTTTTCCTGAACCCTTGCCCAGCTGGAGAATAACCTCATTCTTTGTATACTTTTTGTAGTATCTTCTTCCATCTTCATCTCCCATTAGCTCAATCAAATCTTCTAACTTATAGATTTGACTCATTGCCTCTACAATGTCGTACTGAATTGGCGACAGTGGGGGCTGATTTAAAAAGTTTTCACCCTCGACAAAAGTCTTGGCGTCTACAGGACGCTCTTCAAAATTATCAGACTTAAGGGCTTCTAAAAAATCATCAAACATCGTTATGGACCACGGTGATAACTTCTTGCTGCTTAGACACCGTAGAAAGCCTTCTCATAATCTCGTCTCGCACCTCTGGGTGCTCTGCAGCAATATCTCTTAGGATGCCCACTAGAATTTCCTGCTTTCTTTCGATTTCCAGCATTTCTTCTGCAAGCTCTTTGTTTTCTAGCAGTCCCGCTTTTTGAAGCATATCAATTCTTTTTGACTCAATGTCTAGCACTAGCTTAATTCCAGCGGTCTTTGATGGGAGATTTGCGGTTGTAGTAGCCTCATCAATAACCTCATAAGCCTTTTGAATTAATTTATTATAATGAGCATCTGCACCAACTAGTGCCTCTTTTGCCCGTGCACGAATCAACGCATTGTCAGCAGCCATTGCTCTCCACTCATTAATGTGGTTCACAACTTTTTGCCTAGGCAAATTTAATTCTTTAGAAATCTGAGTTGGCTCATTACCTGCCAGGTACTTCTCGACAACCTTGTTTACTTCATCAAGGTGTGCAATAGTCAAGTCTTCAAACGACACGCTTCCCTCGCTTTCCCCTAGTAGGAATTCTTTTTATTCGGTCTTCCTTAAAAGACCTAAACACAGAAGAGACTCCATTGATTATCTCAAAGCAGTCTACCCACTGAGATCCAGTTAAGTTATTTTTGGTAACTCCAATAAACTTAAACTTCGCTCCGTGTTCTCCTTGTACCTTAATTATATCACCAGCGGTGATCTCAAACTTATCAATCTGTAGGTACGGGGTTGTTTCAAAGTAGGTTGGCTTAACATCTACCCGACTTCTCCTAGGCATTACGCTCCTTGGCAATCTTTAGAAGAACAAGGTAACCGATTAGGTCATCAATATCGTTGTCCCCTGGCCAGTCCTGTCCGTTTTTAATCCTAGAAAGCTTGTCGTCAATTCTTACGAGGAGCTGCTCAATTGCATCCGCTTTTGAAAAAATTCTGGCTGGATTAAGGGCAGAGTCTCCGTATGACTTATTCTTTGCAATCAACAAGTCGGAAACTTGCTTAGAGACTCTCTCAATGTCCTGTTGTGTTTGTGTCTTCATTTGTTGGCCTTACGTCTAGTCTTTTACCGCAATTACGGCAAGTTGTATATGTCAGTCTTGTAAATGGACAAGAGGCTACTCCGTAATCAGAGTGCTTGCAAAAAAACCTCACGATCGTCCATCTTGAAACTTTAATGAAATGCTTTAAGTACTTCATCTTTTTGACTTTCTTAAATTAAATTTAGCCAAGTAAACATAAATTGTTTCCTGACTCGTCCCACACTCCTTGGCTATTTCTAGAGGAGACTTTTTATCAAAGACATACCTCTTTGTTAGCCAGGCTTTATTGGTATAAAGCTTTGTGCTGCCAGCGCTCACTTTATTAACTTCTCCCAGTTACTTATTGCATAGTGACCTATACCTATGGCATCGGCTATGTCGTGGTCAGAAACATTGACTTGATAGTATCTATTAACGAAATTAATAGTCTTTTCTTTTCTTATGTCTCTCTCTTTTGACTTGTACCAAGACTTGCTTTTGCCAGGGTGTTGCTCAATTATATCTTTCTTTGCTTGGTCTGTCAACCTTCCATTTCCAATAAAGGTTTGCCAAGCAATTGGACCGACAGATCTAAACTCACGGATTCCAGCCAGGTGAGCTGATCCCAGTATTGCACCTTGTACTGTTGCAAGTTCTGACATGGTCTTTGGGCTATTTATAAAAACAGTATGTTCTATAACTAGTGCATCAACCTTGCTTGATTTGATGGCATCCCCACTCTTTTCTGCAGCATATCCTAGCTTTTCATAAAAGTTAGATCCAGAAAAGGATAGCTTGTCAAAACTTACTAGCTCTCCGTCTATAAAAATTGCAAAAGCAAAGTTATTGGTGCTGGCGTCAACCGCACAGATAGTTCTAGGAACGTTAATTAGTTTATTAAGATTCATCAAAAAGCTCCTTTAAATCTTTAAGAGCTTCATTAACATCTTTAAAGTTGACTACACAAGAAGAGCATAGTGGCCCATCATTATAAGACGACAGCTTCCTCGTACACTGACGACAACGCCTGTCTTTGTTTCTACGCTTCTTAACTCGTAAGATAGCGTATCTTTCAGCAATCTTTTCTTTTGTCGCAGCTTCTCTACATTCTGGGCTGCAGTATATCTGATACGAAACTGTGGCAGAGAATGAGGTATCACACCATTGACAATGCTTCATCTATCGGCTCCAGGGACTTAATCTTTATTAGTCCCTCGCCAGCCGAATCACAAGTCGCCCTAAGAGGACATGTCTTGCAAATCTTTGAGTTAGATCTGTAGTTCTTGCTTGGAAGAGTCTTGCTCTCCCAGGCTTTTCGAACTTCCTTCATCCAATCAAATGTTTGGTTTACCCACCTAATATAATAATCGCTAATCTCAACAGGTAGAATTAGCAATTCATGATTGTTTTTGTTTTCATAAATCAAGACGGCTTTTGTCTTATTTAGAATCTTCATATAAATCAAAAGCTGAACCAAGTGACCAAGCTTGGGCTTGCCAGATGCTTTTCTATATTCAAAGCCCTCGTTTGGCATAGTCTTGATTTCTCCCAGCAGGTCTTCTCCTGCCCAGTCTAGAATGACATCTCCAAATCCAAAAATTGGAGGATCATTCCACGTAACCTTAAACTCAGAATCTTTTAGAATGCCAGCATCTTCCATTGCCTGCTGGATTCTTTCGTGAGACTTTGTACCAGAAGTCATGTTTGCGCCACCATACGGATCTGTATTATCCTCAAAAACAGCACCTTCGAATGCTAAGTACCAGTATCGAGGGCACTCTCCATGAGAGTATGCGATTGTGCTAGGTGCAAAAGAGTTTTTCTTTTGAAACTTAGACTCACGCTTAACAACATACCCGCTATTTATCTTATCGATAAGTGCCTGAGAGTCAAGAAACGACTTGCTAAGCTTGTCTTCTGCCTTGAGCATAACTTGCTGCAATAAATTTTTTGCCATAATAACTACTTAACAATATACTTTAGCGCAGATACTAGATCAGTGATTGCATCATGTGCAGTAAAGTAAATGTTTTTCTTCTCCCTGTTTCCTTTTTCGACATTAACCATCCAGGTTGCTTTGAAGGCCATCTTGGCAGCAATAGCCTGAAGCCTTACGATTTCTATAGTAGCAACATTCATAGGGATGTCTGGCTTGACAATTAGTTTTGCAATGGTAACCAAGGCCTGAGTTAGGTCCTCGTCATTCATAAAGTCTGCGATCTCAGAAAGACCGTTTACCATCTCAATTGTTGTTTTATCTTTAATAACTTGTTCCATAAAAATATTATACCACGCCGTCGGCTTCTTGAATAGCCTGCTTTTCCTTACTAGTTACCCTTCCATTTGGAACCAACCAAGGAAGCAAAATATCATAAAGGTCTACCAATAGATTTACATCTTGAATCTGATATTCCTTCATCTCTTTCCAGGCCTTCTTGTCTCCGTCCATGCACCTTAGCCAGAGGCTAAATCCAGAGTGCTTTACCTTTGCACCAACCTCAAGCTTTTGAGCAACATAATCTAGTTTATTAGATGGGAATAGAAAGTTCGCCTTGGTTACCGTCATAAGGTCTAAGTCCTTTACAGTAGATGGCGGTGTCATACCGTTTTCTAGAAATTCCCGATTAATGTGCTTGTGGTCAAATGCTGCTGAGTTCCAACCAACCAGAACGTCTGCCTCGTCCATAAGCTTGTGTAGGTCTTCCAGCATGGCCGTCTTGCCATCGTGGTGCACGGACCTAAACATGACCTTCTTTTCTCCTAGCCATCGTGCTCCGAAACAGAGCATCTCGGTGCTTTTAATTATCTGATCAATAGAAATATTTTGATCGAACAGACCCCAGGTATATACCTGTAGCGGTGTTGTCTCAATATCTAGAAACAGTGTCTTCAATTTATTATTCTCCTAATAGTTCTTCTAAGACTGACAGCTCTATAACTGCTAGTCTTGTCTTTTTATTGTCTTCTCCGAGCACTACAAAGATTGCTGGGTCATTTCCATTCTTAAGGGCATCGGTTGTTGCCTTTGCCCAGTTGTCTTGGTTAATACTAAAGCTTTTTGGATACTCTTTGAAGTCGACAGTAAATCGCTTCCATGTTGCATCACCCTTTTTAGTATTTCTTCCAGAGTTCTTGTGCTTTGTAGCACCTATTCTCTTGGACTCAGATCTTTCACTCATTATTGTTTTTCTTTTTCTTGTTACGCTTTACATCTAAACTAACACGACTTACGTGTTTATCGGAACACATCCAGGTCAACTCTTTATCGTCAACATAGTGTCTTAGGCTGCTAACTGTAGCATTGCATACCTGGCACTTAAAGACTCCTCCGTAAACGTTATACTTGCCCATTAAGTTTTTCTACCAAATCTTTTTGATAATCTTTATTTTCTTTTACGTACTCAATAAAGGCATCACGTCCCTGTACCTTGCCACCATCTGGCAACTTGTACCATGCACCAGTTCTTTCAACTAGGCCATTCAACTCTGCAGTGTCAACAAGATCCGCTATTGAGTCAATTCCAGTTAAGTCTCCCTTAAAGTAGAAATCATACTCGCCACTATCTCCTGGAGCCGAAGTTTTTGCATACTGAACTTCCCAACGAACACGTCTACCAACCTTTTGCTCTATAAGCTTGTCTCCAACACGGATCTTGCCCTTGATTGCCTGTGAGTCAGATGGCGATGAGAACAGCTTCACAATTGTCGATGAGAAGAACTGCGATGCCTGCCCACCAGTTGGAACGGCCTGAGTATACATAGCTCCAATATTATTCCTGGACTGAGAAATCGCAATAACCAAAGATGCCTTTTCTCTGTTGTTTGCCCAGTTAATCATTTTCCAGGCATGCTTTAGATCTTGGGCTTCCGCACCAATCTGCTTTACATTTTCAAGACTCTTTAGCTCTTCCGAGTCTTTTTCGAAATAGACCGCTGGAAGTAACGAACTAATGCTGTCAATTACAATTAGATCAACCCCTGCACCAAGCAATGCAATAGTGACATCCACCATATCATTGATGCTTCGTGCCTCGGAATAGATAAGCTGAGAGGTATCGACACCGAGCTTCTCTGCCCACTTTTCGTCATAGGACATTTCGGCATCAATCCATGCACAAAGCTTTCCACTCTTTTGTGCTAGGCCAACTGTCTGTAGGCACAGCGACGACTTGGCACTAGACTTGCTTCCCCACAACATAACCTGTCTGCCATATGGAAACCCTCCACCCAGGGCCTTGTTTAGGCCAACGCTAGGCGTGGGTTGCATCTCAATCTTAATATCGGTAGCTGGCCCCAATCTTTTTCTTATCTTTGGGTCAAGCATTGATAGCGCTTCATCTATTGTTGTCAAGTACATCCTCCATCATTAATGTTCCATCTTTAGTTTTTTCAAGTGAAAACTTGTAATAGTTTCCCTCTTTAATCTTCATATACGCCTTTGGAAATGCGGTTGGGAAGACCACAACAGAGTGCAAAGCTCTTGTAGTATCTGCCAAAGTTAGATAAGCCATCTTCTTTCCAGTCTTTGTCTCTCTCGGCCTAAAAGCCACAACGTACATCTCAGAATCTGAGTAGGGCAAGTTTTTATAGTTTAAGAATCTTACCAGAGCATTCTCCGTGTCTTTTGCATTCTCAATTGGAATTGCAGACATAACACGATTGTCGCTTGCCAGAATGATATAAGTCTTTCCAGCTTCAATCGATGTTTGCTCAACATCAAATATTCCAACTAGCCCCGTCTTATCCAGTATCTCAACCCTGGACCAGCCTTTTCCACGCTTAATGTTTTTTACCATTCCCATTAGGATGAAAGATCCCTTTTCCTCATAATCCTCTGCCTCAGATATAAAGGCATAATAGTGAGCTGGAACTGTGATATTAAACTCTGGAAGGTTTAGGTAGTCATACAAATTCTCTCTAATCTCTTCATCATTTCTTGGATTATCCAAAAATGTTGCAGCGCCAATGAGCCTTAAAGACTCAAGCTGTCGACTAGTCACTCCATTACCCTTTTGAGAAAAGACTTGCTTTAGGTGATCGTAAGAGGAGAATGGCCTACTTTCAAGAATAACCTTGGCAGCATTATCTGAAATAAACTTAATACTAGTTAGACCAAACCTTATGCCCTTGCCCTCAATCTTAAAGTCAGCATCAGAATCATTGACGTGAGGAAGTCTGATTGGAATCCCCATCCTCTTTGCCTCAATAAGGTAGTCTGTACGAGCATCTTTATCTTTTTCATTCTTAAGAAGAGCAAACATAAACTCTAGTGGGTAGTAATACTTTAGCCATGCAGTCCAGTAAGACAGAGTTGAATAGGCAACAGCATGAGACTTATTAAAAGAGTACCCTGCGTGTGCTTCAAAGTCGTGCCACAGATCAAGTGCAATGTTCGGGCTAAGGTACCTAGACGCTCCCTCTACGAATTTATCTTTAAAGACGTCAAACTCTTTTGCATCTTTCTTCTTACCAATAATCTTTCTAACCTTGTCAGCTTCTGCCATAGACATGCCACCCAGTTCAACACATGCCTGCATAACCTGTTCTTGGTACAAAATACACCCATAGGTATCAAGAGTAAACTCTTTCATCTTGGTGTGCTTGTAGTCTATATTCTGCTTACCATGCTTTCTTAGAATGTAGTCTTTTCCAATTGTATTCATGGCACCTGGTCGAACCAAGGCATTAGATGCAGCCAGCTCAGAGAAGTTCCTTACGCCCATCTTTACTAGAAGATTCGTGTATGGAGTAGCTTCACATTGAAACACTCCACGGGTATAGCCAGAGGATAGCATTTCGTATACCTTTGGATCTTCCATATTGATAGAAAGCAAATCAATATCTTTTGAGTGCCTCTCCTTGATGGTATTAAGAATGTCATTAAGAACACTAAGAGTCTTAAGTCCAAGTGCGTCAATCTTAATTAGACCGATGCGCTCTGCCTCTTCCATGTCTACCGCCACGACTGGAATTCTTTCTTTGCTTCCTGGAGAAGTTCTAGTTTCCATTGGAGCATGCCTAAAGATAGGGGTCTTACTGGTTACAACTCCTGCAGCGTGAATTCCTGTTCCACGAATTCTTCCACGGAGCTTTTCTCCATACTTTTCAATCTCTGGATATTTTTCTCTGAACCAGGCTGCCTGCCTTGATGTGCAGTAGTCATCCCAAGTATCAACAACTTTTAGTACCTTGTTAACATCTGGCAGTGGAATGTGCAATACTCTAGCAATATCTCTTACGACACCCTTATCTTTGAACTGCAAAAATGTAGCAATAGATGCAACGTGCCTATACTGCTTAACAAGATACTCCTTGACCTCTTCTCGCCTAGTATCTTGAATATCAGTATCAATATCTGGAAAGTCATTACGTTCTGGATTAATGAATCGGAAAAACAAAAGTCCATGTTTAATCGGATCAATGTCCGTAATTTGTAGGGCATAGCATAGCAAGGAACCAGCCGACGAACCTCTACCAGGACCTACTAGAATTCCTTCTTTTTTAGCCCAGCTAATCATGTTTCTTACAACAAGGAAGTATGGAGCAAACTTCTTTTGTTTAATGACGCTAAGCTCTTCTTCTAGTCTTTCTAAGTATTTTTCTGATGTGGTTCCTCTGTACTCCAGCCCCTCTAGAGCGATCTTTCGGAGCTCTTCGTCTGGGTTCTGGTACTGAACTGGCAAAAGATCAAGACCATCCTTGATGCCATAGTCTTCAATCTTATTGGCAATCTCAATAGTGTTTAGATAGATGTCTTCTCTATCAATGCCCTGCTTAGCCATCGCAGAGCGAATCTCTTCATCCGACAAAAGGTGGATATCAAACTTATTAAACGACATCTGTCTATCAGCACCGTACAAGTAGTCAAGCCTATCCATAAGATTATCTAGCTTCTTAGACTTGTCATACGTCGCTTCTTTTTGAACCTTGTTAGAGTATGTATTTAGAATCAGTTTAAGTTCTTGGATTTCTTTTTGGCCAGTGTGTGAGTGGTGGCAGTCTGGAGTGACGACGGCCTTAATGGCATACTTGTCTGCAAAGTTTAGCAGCTCCTGGTTTATCTTTGGTGGGTTGTGTGGCATGACCTCGATGTAGAAGTCATCACCAAACACCTCCTGGTGCCACTCAACGAGCCTTTTTGCCTCTGCATACTCGTCAGACTCTACGGCCTTAGCCAAGGCACCAGAAAGGCACCCAGAGAGGACGATAAGCCCTTCTGAGTACTTTTCTAGCACCTTGTAATCAATTCTTGGCTTCTTAAAGAACCCCTCAGTCCAAGCAATCTCATTTAGCTTGTTTAGATTTTCTAATCCAATCTGGTTCTTGGCAAGAATGATTATGTGATTATAGACTAGGTCAAGCGGTCCAGACCTGGAATCATTATCCCTAGTGTCAAATCGATTTTCTGTTATGTAGCCTTCTATGCCCAATATTGGCTTAATGTTCTTTTCTTTTGCTGCACGATACATCTCTCTGTGGCCAGATAGCGAACCGTGATCGGTAATCGCTATTGCTGGCATCCCGAGGTCGTGCGCACGATCTACATACTCTTGTGGAGTTGCAATTCCATCAAAGAGGCTGTAGTGAGTATGAACATGTAGTCCAATATAAGACATGCTACTTCTTACCAGTCGATGTTGGTTGAAGAAGTAACAGACGGGCTATCGAAGCCCAGGTAGAACGCTTCTTGTTCTGCGTATGGAATCTTGTTAAGAGCTGACTCAAGTGGGAATGGCTTTGCGCTACTCCAGTTGAATGGCTCCTTATCTGGAACAGATGGGATTAGAGTATAGCTTGTCTCAGTTCCCTGACCATTTCTCTTTAGCTTCCATGTTAGATTTGAGATGCTTCCAGTTTCCAAAGCATACTCACGAATAGTATTAAAAGATGACTGCTTGCTTACGCCCATAGACCAGATTGCAACGTATGGCTCAACATTAGCATCGCCTTCATCAACTAGAACGTTGCAGTAGAATCTTAGACGGCCACGCCATCCAGCCTTTGGATCTTTTCGGTGCATCTCTTCTGCCCAGTCACGACCCTCGGTGTCCATAGTGTCTACGGCACGGCGACGGTAGTCTTTCGGGTTAGTGTGCTCCTTAACTACAAGCGCCAGGCCACGGTCCTGCGAGTAGTTTGCAGACTCTTCGTCTAGCTCTTCGATAAAGCGAATCTTTACAGACTGTCCGTCTGCTAGCTTTAGCCATCGAACCTTTGGTGCATTTTCATCATACTTCGGCTTGTCGAGCAGGGCATTGATGTTTTTTAGTCCCTTTACTACGCTCATATTTTTTCTCCTATATCTTTTGGGTTATTATTTTAGCATGCTGGCGATGGTGCTGTCAAACGAAATATCTAAGTTTTTTATTTCATCGTCTGGCATATCGCCAATATCCTTGTATTGTTTATTTAATTTAATAATAGAAACTGGAAGAGATGACCTGTCCTGAACCCTTTTGGCCATGCTATCACCAGCCTCATCATTATCAGCAATAACGTAAATGTTATTGAAGTATTTCTGTAGCAACTCTATTTGAAAATTTGAAACGTTAGCGCCGAGGGTTGCTACCGCTGGCATGCCAACTTGGTCTAGCCTAATGGCGTCAAAAGATGATTCCACTACATAGACTTTGTCTTCTGCCTTAACTCTGTGAATATTAAAAAGGGTCTTGGACTTTGGTAGTCCTGGAGTGTTCTTGAACGTTTTACCCTCGACAGACCTACCGACAAATCCGAGCAGCATCCCGTCTGGAGCGTGTACTGGAATTGTGATCATGTCTTGCTTTTCTGAATATCCAAGCTGAAACTTTTCGATAGAGCCTTTGGTAATCTTTCGATATGAATAGTAGTTAACTGCCCTAGGACTTTCTATTGCCTGTATGTTTAACCTTTTAATCATCAACTCATCGAAAGGAGTGTAGTCTTCTTGCTTCTTTAGCTTTTTATTGATCTGGTCATCAAGGCTAATCTCTGCAGCCTTTGACTTAATAAATCTTTCTGCCTCAAAATAACTTCGGCCAGAAGTGTGCATAACTAGTTCATTTAGGCTAGCAGCTTTTTGACAAGAAAAGCAAAAAAATATTCCAGTCTCTTTGTTAACTTCTGCAGCAGGGGTCCGAACGTTATTGTGGAACGGACAAAAAATCATATAGTCGGACCCAAGGTCAGAATAAACGTCTACGCCACTTCCCGTGAGAACACGCCTAATTTGCTCTTCGTCATAGATATCACCCGTGTTTCGTCTATTCCTAGTATCCATTCGCTCTTTTTCTTTCCGACATAAACTGCATATACTGATAATTTAAATTCAAAATATTCTTTTGTGTGGTTAAATTTTATCGTAAAGTCCTCACTTAAGTCAAGCCTTGGAACATAGCCAGCAGCTCGCATCTCTGTATCGATTAGCTTGCTATACTCAGTCCTTAGCCTGACTATAGATGAGTCATCCTTTATTAGCCCACTTATGCCAAACTTCCTGATTGGCTTGTGGTGCATCGTTTCCATACATACATTATACTAGTTATCTTCATAGTCTTTGTATCTATAGTAGCCCTTATCAAAATCTGCCTGCACCAAAAACTCTCCCATGAATCCGTTTCTGTTTTTTCTAAAAACGCACTCTATAATGTCGCTATTTGCCCCACGGCCCAGAGCAAGAACCCAGTCAGCATCATAGGCAATCTGACGAGACCAGGCTGTCTGGCCAAGCGTTGGAACGGTATCTAGCTTTGTTACATCGTCTGGAGTTGCAGAAGAAATTGCTAGGATTGGAACCTCTTCAGCAATAGCCATTAACTTTAGCTCTCTAGAAAGATTTTTCATTCTAACAGTTTCGTTATCCGACTTTTGATTTGGACTCATTAGCTGTAGATAATCAACAATGACAAAATCTGGCTTGTACTGATCAATCTTTCCACGAAGGACGGATGGGTTTACTTCTCCACCGCTATCGTTTGAAATGATGTGGAACTCTGGCTTACCTTGAAGATTTTGCTGGTGCCATCTTTTTAGATCGTCAATTTCAATAACCCCAGAACTTAGCTTACGGTGTGACCAGAGGCCTTCTCCCATAATTGTAAAAGTTCTATTTCTAACTTCTGTCTCTGACATTTCAAGGCTAACAATCATTGGAGACCTACCTTGCTTCCATGCCTGTACTGCAAGATATAGTGCCATCCAAGACTTTCCAATTCCTGGGTATGCCAAGAACACTCCTAGTTGACCAGCCGTGATTCCTGCTGGCAGATAGTTGTCAAACCCTGGAAGACCAGTTTTAATTCCTACCATGCCTAAGTCTTGCTGCCTCTTGACATTTTCATAATAGGCTACGGCAGAGTCTAAGTCAGTCACATCAATATCACGAATTGCAGCGGTGTTTTTCTTAAGCTCCGCTGTT